TGCCCATGATTAGTCCTTCAAGCCAACGCGCTGCTTCGCGACGTCAGCAATCTGTTCCGCCTCCTCCATCGCACGACGGATGAAGCCAGCGGGTCGAATGTACTTCGTCCCGAACTCCTGGTACCAACTGTAGTCACGCACGTTCCAGAGCTCGATGGCGAGAGCCTTCATCGTGTAGCCCCAACCGCGGGTCATGGCACCGGTCTTGTACCGCTGATCAGGGCCGTACTGGTTCCGACGACGAATGCGCTCCAGCATCTCAACGGCGAACGCCTCCTTGAAGCGACGGAGCTTCGTCTGCAGGTCGACGATGACGTTGTCAATCTCACCGCGAGCTGGAGGACCAGCCTTCAGTGAAGACGAGAGGGTTGGTTCAACGCGCAGCGCCATCACTCCACCTCAAGTCGGTAGGCAATCTGCGTGGTACCGGCTGGGTTGATGCTGGTGACATGCATGATGCGGTAGGTGAGGGTGCCGATGGTAAGGTCGTCGCCTGGAAGTGGAACACCGGTGAAGGTGCCATTGCAGACGAAGGTGCGAGCATCCGCGGTGGTGTTGGAGGCGTCGGTTGGCGCAGTGCTGTTGTCCTTCTTGCTCTCCACCCACACCCCCGTTGGCTTGCAGATGAGGACCCCCTGGCGGGTAATCTTCACCGCGGTGCCGTACTTCTTCAGCAGCTTGTTCGCGACGGCTTGGCTGCGGGTGTAGATGGTCATGCGCCTCTCCCCATGCTGATGGTGGATGCGATGCCGCGAGGTGCTCCGAGCAACGGGCCAAGGATGACCTCGAGCGTGTTCCACTCGACACCTCGCTCAACGAAGACACCAGCGTAGGTCGTGGAGACGGAGACGGCACCGGAGATGCTCTCGCTCTTGCTCTTCACACCTGGTTCCTGCTGCTCGTAGGGGTCGAAGCCAGCGTCAAGGAAGCGAGCCAACTCAGCAGTCGCCTCCTTCAGCTCCGTTGGGATGGTCTCGCTGGTCCACTGGATGAGGTCACCGTACGCGTTGTACTGGTACATGCTCGACTGGTCAGTGATGAACCGTGGCCAGTAGAGCGGTTGAGATGAGAGGGTCTTCACCCCCATGAAGCGATTGCCGAACTTCCGGTCAATGGCCTTCGTTGCACGCACCAGCAGTGCCTCGTCGGCGAGTGGGTCGTAACCCATCTTCGCGAGGTAGGTGTTGGCGTCAACGAGGCTGACGTAGGTGTCTTGTCCAACTTCAATCATGGTTCTTACTCCTTCTAGCCGCTGCCGCAGCTGCAATCTTGGCACCAATCTTGGCTCGTGTCTCCGGTGAACAGACATGCCCCTTAAGACCAGCGCCGATGTTAGTACGATGTTCTGCTGAGAGGGACTTGTTCCGCCATGGGCCTTCCTTCCCTTGATTGGCAGCACTGATGTTAGCCTTGTGCTCATCACTCAGTGTCTTGCCTTCCCAAGCTCTGCACTTGGGATTGGCCGCACATGACGCCTTAATCTTGGCCTTCGACTCTTCACAATGCTTAACACCACGGAAGCCTTCACCACCCTTCGTGAGGTTCCAGAGAGGACCGGTGCCTTCTGTCCTACGTCCGAACTTCGCAATCAGTTCTTCCTCAACGAGATGAGCAAGCTCCTCATCAAGGTCACCGTAGATGCCGATTGCTGGCTGAATGCCGGCAGCAAGCATCGTGTTCAACCTTGCGTAGAACGGAGTCAATCTACCACTCTTACCCGGTTGCCTCTTGGTCAGATGACACCATGCACGCTCCCCGTGACCCTTGCCCACGTAGAACGGCTCATGATTGCGACTTGGGTCGTAGTAGATGTAGGTGTAGAAGTCCATGTTCCAGAAGCGAGTCGGGGGTAGGGCATGCCCTACCCCCATTGGGTTAGCCTAGCTTGCGACTAGGTCAGTGTGCCATTAGGCGACCGTGACGGAGACGAGCTTCGCGACCGACTTCGTGCTGTGAACAGCGACGTTCGCGTACATCTTGACGCGCCAGATGTCCTGGTCCTTGGTCTGGTGAACACCAACGTACTCAGCGTTGATGCCAGCCATGTCGGCGGTCGTGAGAGCGGCAACACCGTCATCACCGAAGCACATCGCGTAGATGCCTTGCTGCGAACCAGCGGCGACGCCGTCGACGTCAGCGGTGATCCAGTCGTTGGCGATCAGTGGGATGCCGTCGAAGGCGAGCAGCTGGCGACCAGCAACTTCGATGGTCGTGACACCACCGAGAGCGCGCATCAGGCTCTTGACCTTGTTGCGGGCCTTCTGCGTCAGGACGATGGCGTCAGGACGACGCAGCGTGACTGCGGAGATGAGCGTGTCGAGCATGTCGAGCGTCAGCGGAGCATCAGCCATGTCGAGCAGCTGGGCCGCGAAGGCGCCGTCAGCCATGGTCGTGTCCAGACCGGTCATCGTGTCAGCAGCGCCGTCACCAACCATGAACTGCTGTGCGAACAGGCGACCAACGGACTTCGCAGCGCGAGCCAGTTGGGAAGCCGACACACCGCCGTCAACCAATGAGCCGACGCCTTGGTTCTGGATGAGCTTGTTGATCTCGACCTGTGCACCGAGGGTCGTCAGAGCGACGGACTTCGGAGTGTAGGTCGTCTGACCAGGCGTGAATGCACCGCCGATGGCGAGGTTCTCCGCGGTGATGAGCGCGTTCTCACGGCTCCACGCGTAGGCATTGCCCGACACTGGGATGAACGGGATGAGGCTGAACAGCTCATCAACGGTGACGATCTCTTCCGCGAGAGCGGCTTGCTTGTCGTCGAGGCCAAGTTCCTTGGCATTAGCGAGAGTAACGGACATGGTGTGTCTCCTAAGTTAGGGCTTCTTGAAGAAGCCGGCGAGGCGTTGTGATCGAGATGCCTCAGGCTTGGTTGGGGATTGTCCCCGTGAGCGATTGAACGTTCCCGTCCCCTGGCTCGGTTGGAACAGGTGCGGAGCCTTCGTCTTCATCGATGCCACGTAGGTGTCGATTGTCCATGGATTGCCGTGCTCGTCACCACCTTCAACAGCGGGAACGACCTTCAGGTCACCATCAACTTCGTCTACCTTGAACATCGAGCGTACTCGGCCAAGCACATCATCAACCGCGACTGCCGCCACCCCGTGGCTCATTGATGCGGTCTTCACAGCGTCGTTCAAGAGTGCATCCGCCAGGCGGGTGAAGTACTTGCTCTTCGCTTGCTTCTCTGCGGTAAGGTCTTGCTCGAACTTACTCTTCATGCTGCCAACTCGCGTCTGCACGAGCTGTTCAATGGTGTCCTTGACCTTGACGCCTGCCTTCGCATCCGCCACCAGTTCAAGTCCTCCAAGCTCCTCCATCCTGGCCTTCAGCGTGTCGTTGGACTCGCGGAACTCCTTGACCTTCAGGTTAATCGCGTCGTACTGCGTCTTCGGCACTGCGCCATCGACCTGCAGGACGAACTTGTCGCCCTCTTGCTTGTAGTACGTCTCGAGTCCCGTTGGGACTTCAGTCACTTCCATCTTCAGCATGTTCTCTCCCCGAGAGTTCAGTTCGACACGGTGACCCTCACCGTCTCTTCATGGGTACTTAGCGTCCTCAACCGGAGAGGGTGTAACGGTCTGTACCGACCAACACGACGGGTTGACCGGTGCGTAGAATGCACCACCGCAACACCGGAGCCTCTCATGGACCAGCCCACCACCTACAACCGCTACTCACCCGCCCTCGGACTCGTCGTCCGCTCGGCCACCTTCGAAGTCGGCGACTACCTCACGGACGTCGAGAACACCATCACGTACGAGGTCCATCTCGACCAGGACGACAAGGGGTACTACCTGACGACCTTCGTCGAGAAGAACACCAACGGAACCATCACCCGCGAGCCAACCTTCGAGGACGATGTCCGTGTCAAGAACACCGCCTCAGTGCTCTCGCAGGCGTACACGGTGCTGGCCGCGCTGACGAAGTTGAAGCTCGCCAGCTGGCAGTACTAACGGAAGCGGCCCGAGTAAGGGTCGCGTAGCAGCCTCTTCGCGATTGCGGGGAGGTAAGTCTTGAAGAACGGCCCCGTCATTCCGTGCGGGGCCTGCTTGCTCCAGCCTGGGTCGCGGTTCAAGTAGCTGGAGTAGGGGCACGTGCAGTAGAACGTCGCGAAGTCACCCTCGCTGTCAATCTCGTAGCTCCACTGGCTTCGACAGAACCCGGTGTCGACGGGGGTCAGGTCCTCGAGAACCTTGAGACTCGCGTCACAGATGCGGCGGAAGGTCTCGATGTCCGCCTTCAACACCCCAGCCGCATTCCTGGGGTTGTCTAGGGTGATGATGACGTACGACATTAGAGGCTACCACTGACGAGTTGCGGGGTGCCTCGTGGTGCAACCGGTGTCGCCGAGGGCTGTACGACCGCAGTCGGAGTCTGTGCCACGACATCAGCACTGATGATGCCACGACGTTGGGCTTCCGCGACAGCGTCCGCACCGCTGATGTCACCACGGTCAGCAAGGATCATGACGGTGGCCATGTCCTCTTGACGCGGTTCAGGGACTTCGTCAATGTTGTCGGTGAAGTTCTTGTTCAGGGTCACCGTGATCGCGGCTCCACCACCAATCTCCGCGTAGAGGGCAAGGGCGTCGTTCAAGCCGCTCTCAAGCGCGTTCACCATCGTCTCCAGCACGCTCGTCTCCGCTGCAGCACGCATCTCCATGGCGTCGGCGGACTCCACCCCTGCCTTCGGACTGACGAGACGAGCACCAAGCGTCTGCATCTGCTCCTCGAGCGTCGTCTGCGTGTCCTTGATGGCCGAGAGCCCGGTGCCTGAGAACTCCGTGAAGGAGACGGAGCCACCGCTGTCCAGGTGCAGCGCCTTCTTCGTGCTGCCCATGCGGATGTTGGTGTCGGCACGGCCATTCTCATCGCGTGCGAGATCACCGATGATGGTGAAGGTCGGGAGCGCAAGGTAGTGCAGGCCGTGGTACAGGTCAGCGCCAAGGCGGATGTGGGCGATGTTCAGCTCCGCGATGGCGAGCATCGGCGGGTTGTAGAGCTCCGTCGTGTTGTCGTAGGGCGTGACCCATGTGACCGGCAGGAAGTCGATTGGTTGACCACGCACCAGCAGCTGGATTGGCTCACCAGCGACGTAGTTCTTGCCGACCTTCTCCCAGTACCGAGCGTAGTACTGACCTTCGTTCAGCCCAGGGTGCAGGTCAGGGTCAGCAAGGAACAGCTCCTTCCAGCGAGTGCGTTCGATCTGGTTGAACGGGTTCTTCGGGTCACGCACCATGTCGCAGACCTCGAGCACGATGAAGCCATCACCCCAGTTGATGATGTTCTCCGTTGGGTAGTAGCACAGGCAAGGCAGGCCGTCCTCGTCGATGTCGTTCACGAGGAGAATGCGACCGCCCAGGAGCAGGTCCATGTAGTTGTCTTGGATGAACGCGTCGAAGTTCGGGCAGTCGGTGTTGATGGTGGCTAGGTCACCAGTCGACTCGATTGGGTTCCGCATCATGACGCCAATCAACGCCTGCACAGTGCGCTCCGTGGCGTTCAGGTACGGCGGGCGAGAGACGTAGGCGGCGTACTCCTTGTCGTCCTGGTCTTGCAGGCGAGGGATGTGCTCTTCCTCGCGAACGTCCGCGTAGAAGGCGTCGTAGCACTTGTCAACGGACACGTAGTGCTCGACGAACTCTGGGTGCTTGACGGATGGGTCTGGCTTGTTGATGGACATGGTTGGTCTCCTCTAGATTGGGTACTTAGCAGTTAGAAGCCACGGAGGTTGATGGTTCCATGACCAGTTGGGAAGAACGGGTACTCGCGGTAGACCAAGTAGCGTAGTGCGTCAATCGGTCCAGAGATGTCGGTGCCGGCTTCAGGGATTGGGGTCTTCTTGTCAGGGACGCCGTTGATGTACGACTGTCGCATCAGGCACTTCTTCAGCACCTTGCAGCGAGGATGGATGAACAGGAAGCGGGCTCCTCCTGCGGTGCAGAACCGGCCGTTGACAGCGGTGACGGTGTGCTCAATCTCGGGGGCGGCGCGCATGATGCGGAAGCGGAGACCGGACTCCACGATGTAGGCGAAGACCTGTGTGCAGGCTGGGTCGCAGGTGATGACGGCTTGGTTCGCCCATGGCTGCTTCTTCACCTTGTCAAGGACGGCCTTCGTGTGCGCCATCTTCATCCACTCGTCGATGATGAAGAAGTAGTTGCCGCGGCGAACGCCAATGACGACGGAGGTGCCACCATCGTTGATGTCCCAACTGACGTGGATGTCCTCATTCGCCTTCACCTCGCTGTAGTCCAGCGCCTTCATGTTCAGGTCAGGGTCGAAGTCCTCGTAGACCAGGCCGTCGGTGTTGAACATGAACTCACCGTACACCCAACCACGCTGCTTGCTGGCTGGAATGGTAGCGATGACGCGCTGCTTGTACTCGTCAGACACACATTGGTTCTGCATCAGCGACCAGACGAACAGCTTCTTGTCGGGTGACGGGTTCTCGAGGAAGTACTCCGCCATCGCGCCATTCAGTTCAGGTGCACCGCAGATGTTGAGTTGAGCGCGGCGGCCTGGGTACGGATCAGAGAGGCGGATGAGCGCTTCTTCGAGGAAGTTGAGCGCGTCCTCGTGCCGTGCCATGTCAATCTCGTCTGCGAAGACGGCGGCGAGCGACATGCCGTTCATGCGTTCACAGTTCTCAATGGTGACGTCGAGGTGGATGGTGCTGACCTTGTCGCCCCAGCGCACGGTGAAGTTGCTAGGTCCCTTGACCTCGAGGCCGGTGACGTCAAGGTTCATCTCTCGTGTCAAGCGACGGAAGATGGGGATGAGGTTGCGACGCGTCATGCCGAAGGTGGGGGAGGCGACGAGGATGTCCTTGCCTGGGTGCAGCGAGGACAGGTACAGCGCCTTCATGCAGATCACGACGTGGCTCTTGCCTGAGCGCTTCCCAGCCGCGACGCCGATGATTGGGGTGTCGATGTCCAGAAGCGCCTCGTCCTGGTACGGCTGGCTGGTGAGCGCAATCTTACGCATCGAGGTCGTCCTGTTCAGCGACGGACAGGCCTTGTGCTGGTTGTGGACGACGGATGACGAACTCAACGCCCTCAGCATCGTCATCACCCTCAACGACGATTGGTGCATTCTCCGTCTGCTTCAGGAGCGTACGTCCAATGTGAATGAGCATCTTCACATCCCCCGCGTCCGCGAGTTCCTTCTGCTTCGCGAGAATGTCGTACTCGTACATCACGTGGTACTGGTTCACGATGTCTCCGTAGTTGCGGTAGATGGTGCGTGGGTCACAGTTGAAGTAAGCGGCAATCCGCTTCACTGGCATGTGCATCGAGAGGAATGACTTCAGTAGTTCAACGTCAATCTCAACCGGTGGACGACCAACCCGAGAAGTGCGTTCTTGGGACAGAATGTCAGCCACGGTTCAGCTCCTTCTTCGCCTTGCACACTGGGATGTGCCGGGTCATCGGACCCTTCTTCCCCTCCTTACCGCAGTGCTCGCAAGTGAGGAAGACACGTGTTGGCAATGTCTTCGGGTAGGCTGCAGCCCTACGAGCTCTCTCATCCGGGTCACTCATCGAGGCCTTGGTTGCTGCACTGATTGCCTTCCTGGCTGACAACTTGGCGTTCGCTTCTGGCTTGTTCGGTCGCCCAACAAGACCAGCGGCCCGTCGAGCAGCTTCCTCCCGCTTGCGTAGAAGGATGTCAGCCGCTTCCATCTCATTCTTCAACTTGTTGGCGGCAATCCTTGCACGTACTGCTTCCTGCTTCTTCACCTTCTCTTCCTTCTTCGCAAGGGCGGCTGCAGCCTTCTTGGCGCGCTCTGCTTCCTTCATGCGACATTCTGTCCTCTTCAACGCTGCCTGGTGGGTGCCAGCATGCTTACGCACCCGCCCGCCAATCTTCATGTTGACACAGAATGGGTCACAGAGTGAGTCGTAGGTAACCAGTTGACCTTCTGCGCGGTAAGCATCTTCTTCATTCGCGAAGGTGCGCAGAACAGTGGCCGTCCAGGTCTCTCTAGGAGTGTCTGGATGATGGAATGCAAGCTGCAGACGAATGCCAGAACCCAAGTAGGTTCCGTTAGCAACGTTCTGTGTGATTCCCTTCCCTCCGTACCAGAACCCAGTTGGGTGGCGGGTGATGTAGGTACACCACGGAAGGGTAAGGTCTGGCGGCTCATCACGAGGTGGCCAGTCGGTAAGATGGTTAGTTGGCATGTCAGTCTCCCCGAGGTTGACGGTTGCGTCTTCCTCCCCGAGGAAGACTACCGACTACTTAGCGTCGGTGAGTGGGTAGGGACGGACGAGGTCGGTTCCGTTGTACCGCAGGGTGACGGTGAGTGGCCGGATGTTCATCGGGCGGAGCCGGTGTGCGATGAGCTTGTTGAGCTGGTGGAGCGGCAGGTTGAGGTGGTCAGGGGTGACCTCGAAGACGAAGGACGCGGGTTGGCTGACGTTGCGGCCCTGTCTTCCCTTGTCATCGCGTCGACGGAGCTCCAGCGCACCGCACTTCTTCATCTGATCGGACAGCTGCTGCCTGAGAGCGGTGCCTTCACCAACGGTGGCGATGGTGAGGATGTCCTCCTGTTCCTCTTCGTCGCCGGAGTGTGTGAGTGGAGGGGCGTCGGCGGCAAGGAGCGACTTCATGATGCGCTCCTTGTAGTCGTCCATCTGGAAGGCGCGGAAGGCACGGTACAGCACCTTCGAGAAGTACGCGTGTGGGTTGGGGTAGTTGAGGTCGAAGTGCCGCCAGGCGGTGACGGTGACGAGGAGGCCGGCGGCGACCATCTCTTCTCTTGTTGAGTAGCGGATGAAGTACCGGTGATGAGAGAGGCGAGTGGCCATCTCGAGGAGGAGGGCGGCGAGGCCGTCGGTCATCCTGTCCTGCTCGTGACTGGCGTTGAGCTCGTGGAGTAGGTCTTCGTTCCGGACCATCAATCCACCACCATTGTCGTCAGTCCGGAGAGGGAGAGGATGTTCGCGAGGTGGTCCCTAATCTCGCCAACGACGGCCTTGCCGTAGGTGTCAAGGTGCAGCTCCTTCAGCAGGTGTTGAATCTGTGTGACCTCTTGTTGAATGTCATCCTGGAGGGAGATGACGGCGGAGGTGTGGTCCATCACTGCTCCTTCGCGTAGCGCTTCGCGAGAATG